AGCCTTTTGTTAATTTCCTCCAACGTGAGGATATTAAGAAAATTGCACAAAATAAGAAGTATGAGGATACTTGGTCAGAGGTTAGGCTAAAAACGGAGGTTAAGAATTGGTGGTGGGATACTATGATTGCCACACATATAATTGACAACCGTCCAGGCATCACAGGATTAAAGTTCCAAGTATATGTACAATTTGGTGTTCCTGATTATGACGAGGAAATAAGTTATTATTTACGGGCTGCAAAAGAAGGAGATGCCAACGCCATTAATCGAATAATGGAATTGATTGAAACTGAGGAAGGTAGGAAAAAATTACTGACTTATTGTGCATACGATTCTATTTACGAATTAAGGCTTTACAATCTACAAAAGGAAATTATCAATAAAACTCAACCAATAGGCAGTGTGTTCGGCAGTAACATTGTGGACGCTTACAATTTATTTCACGAAGGTACCTTGGCACTAGCGAAAGCAGAAAGGCAAGGACTCCAAATTGATACTGAGTACGCCGAAAAGAAAGAAAAGCTTTTAACCAAGAAAATCACCAGAATAGAAAAGCAATTTTTTGAAAGTGATTTTTACAAGGGCTGGAAAAAAGAAATGGGTAAAAGGCCTAATTTAAACAGCGGAAAACAGTTGGGTATATATTTGTATGATTCATTAGGACATAAGCCTTTAAAACGAACAAAAACAGGGCAAGGGAGTACAGATGAGGAAGCCTTATCGCTGCTTAAAATACCAGAACTTGATTTACTTCTAAAACGTTCCAAGTTATTAAAAGTGCGGGACACTTATTTAAAGGCTTTTGTGAGGGAGCAGGTTAATGGAGTTTTGCATCCGTTCTTTAATCTGAATATTGCCCAGACTTATAGAAGTTCCTCAAGTAATCCCAATTTCCAGAATATCCCTAAACGTGACAAGGAAGCCATGACAATAGTTAGGAAGGCTATCAAACCTCGTCCTGGTCATCAATTGCTGGAAGTGGATTACAGTGGTATTGAGGTTGGTATTGCAACGTGTTATCACAAGGATAGTACAATGATAAAATACATTACGAATGGGTTTGACATGCATGGAGATATTGCTGCTCAGATATTCAGAATCAAGGACTTTGACAAACACAATAAAGAACACAGCACACTAAGAAAAGCAGCAAAAAATACATTTGTTTTCCCTCAGTTTTACGGAGATTATTACAGAAATAATGCCATTGGTATGTGTGGAACATGGTTGCATTTACCTCAAACCAAATGGAAAGGAACGGAAGGTATTGATTTTCAAGGAGCTCCAATTTCTAAATACTTGAAAAGTATTGGTTTAAAATCCTTTGAGGATTTTGTTGAACATATTAAGGCACTGGAATCAGATTTCTGGACAAATCGTTTTCCTGAGTATGCGGCTTGGAAAGAAGACCATTACAACACCTATTTAAAATATGGCTATGTTCCTTTGAAAACTGGTTTTGTTTGTCAGGGTTTAATGTCTAAGAATGAGGTAATTAACTATCCAGTACAAGGTGCTGCTTTTCATTGCTTGCTTTGGTCATTTATTGAAATCACAAAAGAACTGGAAAAGCGTGGAATGGTTAGTAAAATAGTTGGACAAATCCATGATGCGATTGTGTTTGATGTTCACCCAGATGAGTTAAACGAAGTTTGGGAGATTGTGCAGGATATTGGTACAGTGAAATTAAAAGAAGCTTTTCCTTGGATTATTGTACCACTTGAAATTGAGGCAGAGCTCTGCCCAGTGGATGCAAGTTGGGATAAGAAAGAGGATTGGAATCCAAATAATTAAATTTAAAAAAATATTTTTTAAAAAGTTTTTAAATTAAAATTAAAATGTTAACTTTGTAAAAATTGACAAAATGAATTTATATCGAAAATACAGACCAAAACATTGGGAAGAAGTATTTGGCAATACTGAAACCATTTCCAGTATTTCTTCAATGATTGAAGAACCAGACAAAAATAGTCATGTGTTCTTATTGACAGGCCATACGGGCTGTGGTAAAACGACTATAGCACGTTTGATGGCTAAGGAATTGGGTGTGTCAAAAACGGACATACAGGAAATTAATTCCTCAGATTTTCGGGGAATTGACAGCGCGCGGGAAATAATAAAAGCAGCCCAATACAAGCCTTTAGAATCTAATTATAGATTTTTTATACTGGATGAAGTACACCAGTGGACTAAGGACGCCGAAAATGCTATGTTAAAAACACTCGAGGATGTGCCTAATCATGTTTACTTTGTACTTTGTACTACCGACCCCCAAAAAATGTTGCCTACTACTAGAAACAGGTGCTCTATGTATGAAGTACAACCTTTAACAAGGCAACAAACAAAAGGCCTGATTAAATCGGTTTGTAAAGCAGAAGGGGAATCCTTAGATAAGGAAGTACTTTCCCAAATTGCAAATACAAGTGAAGGGCATCCAAGACAAGCCCTCACAATACTTGAACAGGTTTTGAATGTGGAACCCGAATTGCGTTTAGAAGCTGCAAAGAAAACACAAGTATTAGAAAATGAAAGTATTGAACTGTGTAGGGCTTTAATTGGTAATAGTGATTGGAACAAAGTTAAAACAATACTAAATGGTTTACGGTCTCAGAATCCTGAATCTATTAGACGACATGTATTAGGATACGCACAGGCTATTTTGTTAAAATCAGATAATGAAAAAGCCGGATTAATATTAGAGGAGTTTCTTCCTCATACATACGATAGTGGATTTCCACAAATCGTATTTGCCAGTTATTCAGTAATCAAAAATTCTTAATAATATGAACTACGAAAAAGACATTATCATTGATGAAACTAACATTGATGTGGAAGTTTTAAACCAAGCTAAGTTAGGTTTAAAATATGGTATTTACTTTGCTGAATGTCAGGACAGGCTAACACGTGCAGAGGAAAATTTAAAACTCTTAAAAGCTCAGTTAACAAACGAACTATTGGAAGACCCAGAAGATTTAATTGGTGTGGCAAAACCAACTGGACCAATGATGGAAGCGTATTACCGTGACCACAAAAAACACAAAGAAGCCAAAGAGGAGTGGATTGAAGCATCAAAAGAATTGGAGATTGCACGGGTAGCGCAAAAAGAGGTATGTTATACAAGGAAAACCATGCTGGAATTACTTGTAAAACTACATGCCCAAAGCTATTTTGCAGGACCTAGCGTACCAAGGGATTTGAGCCTAGAAAACGCACGGGTAAAAGAGCAAAAGAAATCAGATAGTAAAGTCGCTAAAAAATTAAAAAAGAAATGAAAGAACAATTTTTGAAAAAAAGAACAAAAAGAGAATTAATCAAAATGGCTACGTACTTAAAGATTAATACAAAAGCCTTACCTGTTAACAAACTTGTAAGTAAGTTAAATAGGTTTTCATACAAAGAATTAAAACTATCATTAAATAATTAACAATTATGGCAAAAAAGAAAAAAGGGAAATCCTCATTTAGGGGTAAGGTTAATAAAGACGCCGTTAGGCAAAAAAATGAAAATAGTGGATTCGGTTATCTGAATCTACCACAAGGTGTGGAATTATACAAACCCATTCCGGGGGATAGGGAAAACTTTGATATTATCCCTTATGTGATTTCAGACAAGAAACATCCTGACATTGACCCACAGATCGGGTTAGAAGTTGGTGAATTGTGGTACAAACGACCTTTCAAAATTCATAGGGGTATAGGTCCTAATAATGATTCGTTTGTCTGTTTGACTTCATTTGGTGAGGCTTGTCCAATTTGTGATTACAGAGCAAAAAGAGCAAAAGAAGGAGCCAGCCAAGATGAATTAAAGGCTTACAATGCAAGTAAAAGAAATCTTTATAATGTCATTCCTAGAGGTATTAAAAAGACCAAAGAAGAAATTCACATTTTCGATTTCAGTCAGTTTAATTTCCAAAATCTGCTAAATGAGGAATTAAACGAAAATGAGGACTATGAAGTTTTTCCAGATTTGGAAGAGGGTTTTACTTTGCGAGTACGTTGGTCGGAGGAAACTTTTGCAAAAAACAAATTTGCCGATGCAAATAGAATTGATTTCATGGACAGGGATGAAGAAATTGATGAAAGTATCCTGGATGATGTGGCCAATTTGGACAAGGTACTTAAGAAATTATCCTATAAAGAACTTGAAAGCATTTTCCTGACTGGTGAAAGCAGTAAAGAAAACGAAGAGAAAGAAGTTGAGAATGAGGAGGACGATTTACCATTTAAGGATGTTGATGAGGATGAGGAAGAGCCAAAACGAAA